TAGAAGAGAACACAATGACTATGACCAGTCCATTAGACAATTCGGTTATGCGTTCGTTGCGTATGTCGCCTAGTGAACTTATTGCTTACATCAAGGAAGGAAACAAATGAGTGAGAAGTTTATTTGTACTGGCTGTGGTCAAGACGCAATTCAGGATGACTATAACTACTGCAAGACCTGTGAGTCGTACAAGTACTTTGCATGGGTAGATGATGAAGATGAATAAAGACCTTAGACTACTACTAATCTCTATGGTAGGAATGTTTTTAGTTACTATTCTCTTGTACTTTAGTAACAACTTCGAGTGTAAAACGTTTGAGTACCAAAACTTATCAGGCACACACAAAACTACCGAGTGCTATAAAAAACCACCAGCCAACTGCTGGAGCAAGTATGCCACAGAACAAGAGGCAATCATGAACTGTGAAGGAGAGCCGTAATGGAACAACTAGGTTTCCTAATTGTCGGCCTTGTCGTTGGTTACGTAGTAATCATGGCAGCAGTAGCCCTCATTGCTTGGATTGAAAAACTAGAAGACGATGACTGAAAAGCGGTTTGGTCCAGGACTACGGGAAGTAGAGCCTATCTCCGTAGGAATTGACCAATCCCTAACAGGATTTGCAGTCACGTTCCTACAGGTGAGTGACCCAAACCAGTTCGTGACGTACGTTTACAAATCCCCCTACAACGGGGTCCAGAGACTTAAAGACATCTCCGAGTGGCTTATGGAGAAGTTAGAGTCGTTCAGAGACCACTACATCGTTGATGTGGCTATGGAGGGAACAGTCCTAGCCAGTCAATCCGCACTAGTTTTAGGCGAACTATCTGCCACAGTAAAACTAACCATTTGGGACTACTTTGCTGACTATGACAAGCAGCCTCACCTTCTGACCCCTCTTCAAATACCGCCAATGACCCTTAAAAAGTACGCTGCAGGCAAGGGAAACGCCAAAAAGCAGGAGATGCTGCTTCAAATCTATAAGCGGTGGGGTATTGAGTTTAACGACGATAATGCCGCAGATTCCTACGCTTTAGCAAGGCTTGCAGGAAAAATTTCTAAAGGGGACATTGAAGACGCAGTAGCCGAACAAATAAAAGACCTTAAGTATAGGGACCAAATTAACTAAATTTCCCTTATTCTTGGATATGAGGTAGGCGTATAACCCGTATTCTAAGGACCACAAATGAGCGAAGAACTCACCCCCGCAACTCTACCTTCCACGGTGGAAGATTACCTCCGTGTAAGTAACAGTTCAAATCCACAATCCGTAGCCTCGGCAATCGCACACGCTGTGTACGAAAGCCGTCATGTAAAACTCCGTGCAGTTGGTGCTGGAGCAGTTAACCAAGCAGTAAAGGCAATTGCCATTGCTCGTGGTTATGTTGCCCCGAGAGGTTTAGACCTTACATGCAAGCCAGGTTTCACTACTATCGATAGCCGTGATGGCGAGATAAGTGCAATCGTGTTTGCCATTTCAGCAAGTTAAAAAAGCCTTATTCTAGTAGTAAGCGAAGGAGTTATCCATGGCTAAATGGACATCAATGGGGCACGGCATGCGTAGAAGAGCAGGCCTGCCTAACAATCACCACGAATCGGCAGGAGCCCACATGCGTGAACGCAATCACCCAACCCACCACGAAGCATACGAAGCAGCAAAGGCAGTAGGTTCAAGCCGTATTCCAGTAGGCGACGACGTACAGCCAGACATGTCTGTATACGGCCAAACAGACGAGGTTAACCCAAACCAGTTCCAAGGAACACTAGTTCCTAAGAAGAGCCTGCAAGCAGGCGACCCAACTGGTATGGGGACTAAGCAGAACAGACAGAACGTTCCTTACGACGAGCGTCACGGTGCCCAGTACCGAGTTACTGTTCCGTTTACTCCAACCATTGACCCTGCTGCTGGTCCTACAATGCAGAGTGCAAAACTAGTCCCTACTGTTGCGGGTCGTCAAAACCCTAACTTCCAGTCGGGCGTTCAGTACTCAAACCTTTAAGGACTAGTCGATGTCTTCGACAATACTCTCCAACACGCAGCCGTTTAGCCTACCATCTGACCCAGGGGTCAAATGGAACGCTAACGCTGCCACTTCTACTCCAGGAGCCACAGCCAACTCTTCAGGACTGAAAAGTCACCAAAGAGGAGTTATTGAACGTGGCCCTACTACTCCGCCTCGTTCATACGACGCTGCTACTGGAGGTAAGAGTGAAGTCGACTATGGAGCAATTTATGGCACTTAGTCCTCGTGGAGTAGCAGCATTAGCCAAACACAGAGTGTCCTCACAGCCTCAGTTTGGAAATATTGCAGGTGTTGAAGGCTCATTTCAAATGCCAGCAGTCGCATCTGCCAGCAAAGTGAACCTAAAATCTGGTGCGTTTAACATTCCTGTTAGCGATTTCCAAAGACAAACTCACAGTGATGAGCACCCAGGTGTTCTGTCTCACCAAACTGCCACAATGGGCACCTTCTTGAGCCAAAACGAAGAGCCTGTTAAGCAAGGAGAGTAAGTATGCCTAGAGGTCTTGGAGAGTTTAACGTAGGTATTCAGGCTGCCGTACCAGAGGTAGCCAGAGCAGCCGCTGAGTACACCCAAAAAATGGGCCTATCTCCACGACCAGCCTCCTTTAACAACGCTGTAGTTGATTTGCCACAAGCACAAGGAATTGCTAGAGACTACTTAGCCGCACCTGACTTTGACCCTGCGGCAGTTCCGCATTACAACGCCATGCGTGAAGAAATTGGTCGTCAATACGATTTTATGACCCGTTCTAGGGCTAAGGGCGGAATGGGACTAACCCACACAGTCACTGCAGAAGACCCTTATGGCAGTTCTCGTGACATGATGAACGACGTTGCCGAAGGCAGAATAAAAAGCCTCGCAACCAAGACCACTGGCCCACACCCGTTCTTTACAGATGATGAGAACGACATGTTTCGTGCTATTCACGACGTGTTTGGGCACGCTGGCTCAGGGCGTAACTTTGGTCCATCTGGCGAAGAGGCCGCTTTCCGCAGCCACTACGGAATGTTTAGTCCTATGGCTCGTCAAGCCATGGCTGTAGGTACCCGTGGCCAAAACAGCACAAACAATTTTGGTGGACTAGCCCCAGGCTCGTATGTGAAGGGCAAGACCATTCTTTTGCCAGCCACAGGCAAGTTCCTTACTACTCCAAACCAGTTAATATTGCCAAATAAACTTGATGCTAAAGGCTCCATAAGCATGGACCCTAGGGTAGGTCAACAATTTTTAGCGACTATGGAGCACGCTAGGTCATTTGGTACTCCAGACGCTCCACATCCACAGGCAGGATGGCTAAACTAACATGGCAGGTGGAGTAAACAACTATAGTGCTCATCAAAACTGGCAGTCAATTGGTGGCAATGGATTCAGCGGCTACAACAACCAAGGCGGTTTTGGTGGCCCTGTTGCCCGTGGTGAACTAGATGCTATCCGTATTGGTACAGGCCGTGTTCCACAAGCAGAGTACCCAGACGGTTATTTAGGAACTATTCGTTCTAGACGAGATGACCGCCTACTAGATTCCATTAAAAGCCGTGTTGGTCAAAAAGCCTATCAACGAGGCGTGCACAAGGGCGAGCGTATTGAGCCGTCAATGTACTACTGGTCACCAAGTTTTAACGCAGACATGGGCATTCAGCGTCAAATGAAAGCAAAGCAAGTACTAGAAAATGGCGTAGTCGTCTGGAAGACCCCAAAGATGGGTCAAGACCTAACACTAGTTCCTGCTCCACACCTAGTAAATGACGGTAAGGCAAACACACGAGCAAATGGTCCAACAACCATTAACGCCCAGCGTGCTTCCGCACTTACATACCTAAAGCCAGTGTGGAGATAGTATGCCAGCAGAGTTAGCCACATCAGGATTTGGTTATGGAACCAATGAAACTGACGGTCGTTATGACCACACTAAACCATGGGCTGGTCCTGGCAATTCTGGCAACTGGTCCTACAAAGGTCCATGGTCTAGCAACGAAGAGAAGTTAATCCAACAGGCCCTAGTCGTAAACAGCATGAAGCGTGGAATTATCCAAGAAATCGTGCGACCTCCATTACCTCAGATTCAGTTATTCCCATCAAAAGTTGGGTACATTATGGAGCAACCAGGAATTGACGACGTAGTTAGCGTTGACAGAGTTTACATGGAACCTAGAGTTCAATGGTACTCAGGAGGCGTTGGAAGTTACTCAGGTAGCACACGCAACGGATTGGAAGGTGTCTAATGGAGCAAGTTGATACTTTTCCTCATTTTGAAGAAGTAGCACCAGCAGAAGCCTCGTTATTTTTAAACAGAATACGCACGGCTAAAAAGTCACAACCCCAAGGTGCTGCCGTAGACATCCAGTCTTTAAATACCTATAAGACACACAAAATGTTTATGACTAGAGACGGTCTAGCAGGTTACTCGGTTTCTCCTGAAGGAGAACTAACCTCCGTGTTTAAGCACAGGGAGGCTCCATACAAAGACGTTGCTCGTCACGCAGCCGAACACGCAATTTTAATGGCAGGAGCCACCCACGCATCAGCATTTGATGGCTACTTAACGGAAGCCTATGCTCGTGGAGGCATGAAGTCGGTTGCATACCAGCCGTTTGCTGACGAGTACAAACCGACTGGATGGAAGTTTGGGACTCATGGCAGACCTGACGTAGCGTTTGTTGCTGCTGACCGCTCCATAGCACACGCAGCCATTTCGGCTCAACAAACTAATCAAAAGTTTTACGGGCACCATTTCCAAGGTGGATTGCGAGCCCCAACAATCGACGACAATGATTTGGGATACCAAAAAGCAAAAGAGGTTGGCGAAGCAAACGCTGCTGAACAACTACCGAGTGCAGGTCGCAATGCCCGCAAATAGACCCCCAAACAGAGCAAGCATTCATTGGGCTAACCCAGCCCTAGCCGAAGGCATGCGTCAAATTCGCAGAAGTAACGCTGCAGGAGTTCACCAAGACAAAAGGACTCGCAGAGCAAGAACCAAGAAGACTGCCGATACAAAGGCAATAACTGAAAGTAAAGAACAATAATGGCAGAACCACTAAACAACAGCACGCAGTTAACCCTGGCTCAAAAGCACATCAACAACATGACTGCTGCTGCTTTAGCCATAGTTAACCACGGCCAAAGATTAGCAGGCACAGGGGCGACTAAAGCAGGCAGATTTAACGACCACATGGGTGCCGCTATGATTGCTTTAAATAGTGCGTTTACCCAGCGAGGCACAAGCCATAGCCGAAAAAACGCTACTTTAGCCCTTCAACACCTGTCAGGTGCTGTAAACCTAATCGCCCAACACACCCCAAATAGCATCTCCCACATTGAGGCATCCGCAGCGTTGAATCAGGCAATCCAAGCACATGCAGCCCTGACCCAAACCGAGGCACAGGAGAGTAGCAATGTTTGATGAAAGTGGCGGAGAAACAATGGCACTTCAGGCTTTTACAGTCCAAAAAAATGCTAATCTTAATAAGCGGAACATGCTGTGCCCAGGCTGTGGAATCATCATGAACCCTGTTGAATTTATGTACAGCAAAGGCCTTTGCCCTCCATGCTACGAGGACAAAATGACCCGACGAGTGAAAGGAAGACTTGCATAATGCTAGTTAACGCTAACCGTCAAGGTGCTAAAGACATCAACCCTAAAGCAGGGATGCGACACCAAGTTGGATTGGAATACTTACAGGCTGTGGACACCCACGGCGTGGCAATTAACCAATCAACAGATTTTAGACGCCTTATAGACGCAAAAGAAAAACTTGCTGCTGCTAAGGACCGACTGCTCCATTACCACGATGGAGACATTGATGCGGCTAACGCCACATTAGACGAAGTAGACAACCTACGAATCAAAGGAAAGAAATAATGGCAGTTAACACATCTCGTTCAATGAACGAAAGCCTAGGCGAAGGTGCTACCGATGGTAAGTACCGTAAAATCCGTCCTGACACTCAAGTACTAGACCTACAAGGTAACGAACAGGTTCTAGAGAACCGCCAGAGCCTACACCCATTTTTTGGGTACGGTTTTGCAACTACTGAGTTCCAAGAGAAGCAGAATCCAGGCAAGTAGTTATGCGGTCATTACATGAGCAGGCTTGGGAACATCTTGGAAATTTGCAAAACCATTTGGATAACCTAGGACCTAACATTGATGACGCCCACTACAACCTTGCCGATAACTTTTACGAAAAAGCAAGAACTTATTTAAGGAAAAGTGAGTCTGCTCACAATAAGGGAGACTATACAACAGCGACATCTCATTTTCTTGTGGCAGGTCAGCACATGAATAATGGAGCGGATATCCACATAATGAAAGCCTACGAACCAGGTCACGATGTAGGTTTGTCGCTGGCACAACAATACAAAAAAGCCTTTAAAGAATTACATAGTTAGAAAGAAGAAATAAATGCCACTATTTAGAAGACGCAATAGAGCAGGTGCTCCACACGGTCCTGTATCAGAAGTCAATCCACACGCTGACCTTCCTCGCATTCCAGGAGTTACCCGTCCAGGAAGTGCACCATTTGGAAATCCTCAGCCTGCACCGCAGCCTACCAATGTGCCGCCTAAAACTCCTGTGCACTCAGAAGAGCACAATAAAGCCATGAGTGCACAACACCCTCAGTACACCAACCGTCAGGTTAGTGAAGCAATGGACAATGTTGCTAAGAACCGCTACCCATCTACTCACGCAAACATAGCCGATGCTCTAAAGAGACTGAACGGTAGAGACTAATGCCAGCAAACAGACCTCCAGACAGAGCCCCTTACGGTAGCCACCTACCTAGCGGTATCCAATACTTGGCTAATTTGGCTGCAGCAAAGCGTGCATCATCAACACCTGCTAAAAAACCTAAAGCCCCTAAAGACCCTAAAGACCCAAACATGAACCCAGCGGCAATGCCGTTTCCAAGGAGATAGTCATGGCTAAACCAAAGAGAGTATCTAACAGAAACGGTGCAGAGGCAGCAATTGTTGGCAGAGAAGCCTTTCAAGGAAGCAACTTCTCTGGAGGTCCTTCATCAGGCTTACCGTCAAGCGGTCGTCTTAACAAAGAAAACGCAGACAAACTCTACGCAGAGAAGCCTAACTACATAGTTAAGTCTTATGGAACACCTATCGCATGGCATGGAGATAACGGCTGGACAGTTCCAGACCAGAAGCACAGTGTTTCAACTTCAAACCACCAAGGCATTGTTCGTCGTGCACTAGGTCTAAACGACCACTTTAAAGGTGCACAAGGACTAGCACGAATCTAGTATTTTTACTAAACTAATCCGTAACTAACAAGGAGCATTACATGTCCGATATCCCATTACTTGGCTCAAGACAGATGGAGCACAAAGGCCCACTGATTCGCCTACTCCGCTGCCTAGTCTGCAACACTTGGGAAGAACTTCCTGACTGGGAAGGTGCTGTGGAGGAAGATTTCCTTCTGGAAGTTTCCATTGAAAAGCACAAGTTCCCGTCAGGCGAACCTCACATTGGAAAACTTTTTAAAGTCCCAGTATCTTATTGGGCAGATGCCGAAAAGCGTAAGGCTGTATTGACCCAACTAGGTCAAGGTGGCTCCATAGGTCTAGACGCACTAGACCCAGACAAAGCCTTCTACGACACAAAGATGACTTTTGCCGAAGACGCCATGAACTGCTGGAAGTCTAGACTCAGCCCTAAAAACGGTTGTGACGACTACCAAAGTCCTAAAAAGCGTATTCTTCCAAAGACTGCTGCGGAGCGTAAGGAGTTAGGTCTGCCTAGCCCCGAAGATGCTCCAGGGCCAAAGGTTTACATTTGTAACTTCTGTCCTGTACACTCAGTAGTGACAACTCGCAAACGCCAGATTCTTGGCATGTATGACAAATAATAAGGAGCCCAAAATGGCAAACGAAAATGAAAAGACCGTAGAAGTAGCGTTCCTAGTTCTACAGCACACAGACGGCACATTTGCAGTCAAACTAGAAGACCTTACGGAGGCTGTGGAGGCTACTCGTGTAGCAGACGCTTCAGACGTACTGTCTATCTCACAGAACATCATCAAGGAACTAGAAACTCAGGCTCTAGTAAACCGTATTGCAATGGCTCTTCAGCCAGCAGTACAGCCAACTATTTCTGACAAAGTCAAGGACGCTCTCAAGGAGCGTGGAATTGACCCTGAAAGTACAACCCCAGCCGAGTAAACTAGTCTCATGACTAATTTAGGTGCGGTTGAGACTTCGTATTTCAGCACACCCGCAGCAACCCTTGACCCGACGCTCTTCCAAGGTCGTCAATTGCGGTCATGGGTACGTCAAGGCATACACTCTCTGCTTAATGGATTCTTAAGCAGAAAGTATCACCATGCCGAATTATGGACGCACCCATGGCTCGCAGGGTCAGGGGTTTCTTACCAATGGTCAGCCGCTCGTCAGCCTGCAGACCTAGACTGCCTTGTTGGGGTTAACTTCATACAGTTCCGCAAAGCAAACCCGTCGTTTACTGGACTTAGCGATAAAGAAATCGCCTCCCAAATCAACGAAGATTTTAGAACAGAACTACAGCCTCAGACAGCCGATTGGAATGGCTACGAGTTGACTTTTTATGTCAACCCAACTGGCACAGACATCCGCAACATCAAGCCGTATGCAGCCTATGACCTTAAATACGATGAGTGGACAGTATCTCCTGACCAAAACTCTAAAGCCCCAAACAAACCTGAATGGCAGAACATTGCCCATGGGGACGCCATGATGACTAACCAAATTGTTACACGCTATACAGCGGCTCAGAACGACCTTCGAGTCGCTAATAATGCTGCGACAAGAAGAAATGCCGAAACCCGCTTATGGTCTGCTGGAGCCCAGGCTAACGCCTTGTTTGACGAAATCCACACCAACAGAGCCCTAGCATTTAGTTCCACAGGTGAAGGGTACAACGACTTCAATAACTACCGCTGGCAAGCGGGTAAAAGCACGGGTGCTATCCATGCTTTACGAAACATCAAAGAAAACATGAAGGGCATGCTACAAAATCAAATAAGTTCCACTTACGGAGTGGAATTACCAGATTCGGCTACGCTTATTAGAAGAGCAGCCCTACAAAGAAATGAGCAATAATGGCTAGAAAAAAAATAGACCTCAACCAACCACTAGATGTACCTGTATCTCCAGCGGGTGCTCCTACAAGAACTAACGGGTTTATTCGTGCAGCCCAAGACACCAGTCCAAAACGTTTTAAAAACACAGGTGCGGCTGCTCGTGAGCAATTTAGAATACTAATGCAACAAGCCAAAGACAGGGCTTCTGGACTACCTTCTAGAGACCAGTCTCGTGTTTTAGATAGGCCTTTAGAAATGGGTGGCGTAGTTGCTGCAAACGTAGACCAAAGCAAAGTTAGCACGCCTGATGTGTACCAGTGGTCTGATAGAACACCAAATGCGAACTTAAACGACAGACTAAAGCAAAATCTACCAAACTTTGTGGCAAACAAGGCTGCAACAGGTCACTATGGAGCCTTAGCAAACAATGAAGTATCTTACAAAAACGGTGTTCCAACTATTTCTGACTACGGCCGCCACCTTCTTGCGGTCCACCATGGTAACCACCAATTAGAAACTGACAGGCTATCAAAGTTGATTGACAACAATGACCCAGCAACAATTTTGGAGCATGCTCATGCGGCTGGAGTTATGGTTCTCCATGACTCAACTTCACTTGGAAGCCACCGACTAAGAGTTTATGTTGCCCCAGGGGCCGTTACAAAGGGCAAAGCAAAACCTTTTAAAGTTGACGCAAGAACCCCAATCACCGCCAGAGATGACGTAGATTACCTACCTCCATCTGCTAGATACGAGTAGAAAAAAGTTAAATGCACATACTTGTAGAACTAGACGGTGTAATAAGAACTAAAGATGACGGTATCATCTCCACAGGAGTGCTCATGTACTCCATGCTAACTGCGTACAACCGCATGACTATTATGTCTGCCAGCAGTGAGCAGGAAACTCTTAGGTTCTTGAACGTAAACAAGATTGTTGATGTGGATAACATCATTGACTCATCAGTGTCTCTGGAGGGCGAAGACCTTGCGGAGAGACAGATTACTTTTGCTCGTGGCTCAGGTGCTATTGACCTGTTTATTACTAGCAATCCAAAACTGTGGGCGTTTGCATTTGACCTAGGGATAACCTCCATAATGTTCGGTGTTCCTTCCTACATTCGCCCAGAGTTTAGACCCGATGCCCCTAAAAAAGTGCGTTCATGGGACTCTATCGAAGAGGCTATAGACAGGCAGAACGAAGCCCGAGTCAAAGACCTTCGTCTTACTCGGAACAATGGCGTTAGTTTTGAAAAATGATTATCTTTAATGGAGTGGAGATTCCCAGCAACAGAACTCTTCTGGAGAAGTGTGATGTACAGCATGTGATGATTAGTTACTGGGGTCTCCGTAAACGTGGGTTGCCTAAGACCAAGGCATACCTGATTGGTGAACACTTCTTTCCAGACATGAAAGTTTGGGTAGACTCTGGGGCTACCTCCGCAGACGAAGCCAATCTGTCTAAAGAAGAACTGCTTGAGTATGCCGCTGATTACGAAGAGTTTGTCTCAAATAATCATGACCGAATTGAAGGTTGGGTAGAGTTTGACAGCCAAGTTCTAGGGCTTGAGTGGATTGAAGAACAACGCTACGCACAAGGCATTGACCCAAAACGATGGGTTGTATGGCGAGAAAAGTACGGCACTCCTAGGCTTCAAAAGTGGTCTACTGAATTTGAAAACATAGCCATTCCTTATCAAACTATTGAGTCTATGACCTCTCTTTCAGGAATTATCCGAGGACTAAAGAGCCGAAGCAACGTAGAGTTCCATGCTCTTGCCACGGCAAAGCCAGACAATCTTCGCCAAATCCCATTCTCCACAACCTCCACACTGTCTTGGATAAGCCCTATGAGGCGTGGAGAAACCATTATTTGGGACGGGCAGAAACTAGTCCGTTATCCAAAAAACATGAAGGCCCAGGCTCGTCCACGATACAAGGCTCTTTTAGAAAAAGAAGGCTTTGATTTTCAAAAGTTCATAGATGATGACACTTTGGAATCAACCAAAGTAGCCGTATGGTCTTACAAAAAACTTGAGTCCAGCATGCAGAAAGGCACAAACATGTCCCAACTAGCCGATAGTAACGACGACCCCCTATACACAGGTTTGATGCAAACAGGGGTGGGGGGTTCTAATAACAGTGGGTCAGAGGTTCTCAAACAAGAGGCCACAGAAGTTGTCGCAAGAGACCCTAAAGACATCTCTCCACTACCTGTTTTTGGCTATCAAATGAAGACCATTGTGGAGACCGAAAATGGTCATGATGTCCTAAAAGAAGTGCCTGTTGTACAGTCTCAAAGTGCTTCTTTGCGACACTGCAATACCTGCTTTGTCGCAGCCAATTGCCCTGCTTTCAAGCCTGACACCTCTTGTGCATTCAACCTTCCTGTGGAGGTAAAGACCAAGGAGCAACTAAAGTCCTTGCTGACAACAATTATTGAAATGCAAGGCCAGAGAGTAGCATTCATGCGGTTTGCAGAAGAAATGAATGGTGGCTACGCAGACCCAAACGTGTCTCAAGAAGTAGACCGATTGTTCAAACTTGTGAAGTCTATGAAGGAACTTGATGAGAATAAAGAGTTCATTCAAATCACTGCGTCACGCCAATCTAGCGGAGGTGTTTTGAGTGCTATTTTTGGCGACAGAGCACAGGTGCTAAAAGAAATGAACCAACCCCTAAATGAAGAAGAAACGACCACAATCATCAAGAACTCCTTAGAAAACTAAGGAAACTTACTAGCCGATAGCAACTAGGAATAACACATGAAACTTGGTCCCGACAAAAACGATGTTATTTACATTGAAAACGAAACCAGCGAAAAAGCCATAAAGCATTCCTACAATGTCAAAAAGTATCTTTATGGAATTAGCAAAGAAGACTATCTTTCTCTTGTAAAAAAGCAGAAGTCTAAGTGTGGTTCTTGTGGAGACGATGCCACTGGTGCGGAGCACACGCTCCACATTGACCATGACCACGCTACTAATGAAATACGTGGATTGCTCTGTGCTAGTTGCAATACTGCTCTTGGTTGGCTCCATGACGATGTGACCAGAATTGAAAAACTGGCTAAGTACCTCCGTAAGTCAGGCACTAACATCTACATCCCTGAAAAACCTTCTGAAATTTGACGAAGTTAGTAGAAGCAATGTAGGCTTCTACCACCGACAATAGAAGTCCCCTATCTGGGGTATTTACCTAAAACAAGAAATGGTGGTCTATGACTATGTTCTCATTCCGTCTCGCAGAAGACTTTGTATCAACCTATAAGGACAAGAAGCCACCTTTTGGCTACCAAGATGTTGCAGGAAACTCCGTAGGTGAGATTACATTCCTCCGTACTTACTCTCGTAAGAAGCCAGATGGCTCTAAAGAAACTTGGGCAGAGGTATGTGAGCGTGTAATCAACGGGATGTACTCTCTACAAAAAGACTGGGCTAAGTCTTCTAGGCTTCCATGGAGCGATGCTAAGGCGGCTGCTTCTGCTAAGGAGGCTTATGACCGCCTATTCAACTTGAAGTGGACACCTCCAGGGCGTGGGCTTTGGGTCATGGGCACGGAAATCGTAAACAAGCAAAGAAACTCGGCTGCTTTGCAGAACTGTGCTTTCGTATCTACTTTGGAAATGACTAAGAACAACCCTGCCAAGCCATTTGCTTTCCTTATGGAGGCTTCCATGCTTGGTGTCGGAGTTGGCTTTGACGACAAGGGTGCAGACAAAGGCTTTGAAATCTATGAGCCTACTGCTCCACAGGAATACGCTATACCTGACACTCGTGAAGGCTGGGCAGAGAGTACTACGGCTCTCATCAACTCTTTCTTGAAGCCAGACCAGCCTCTATGGAGTTTCAACTACGATGAAATTCGTCCTTATGGAGCACCTATTGCTACTTTTGGTGGAACGGCTGCGGGTCATGAACCTCTTTTGAAACTCCACAACCACATTCGTAGCCTCTTCTCGGGACGCAAGGGTGAGAGGCTTTCTCGCAAAGACATTGCTGACATTGGCAACATGATTGGTGTCTGTGTCGTCTCTGGAAATGTTCGTCGCTCTGCTGAACTGCTTATCGGTCGCATTGACGATGAGGACTTCTTGAACCTGAAGAACGCTGAACGCTTCCCAGAACGCAACTCTTATGACCCTGAAGCCCCAGGATGGGCTTGGATGAGTAACAACTCCGTAGAAGTCTCCGTAGGGACAAACTTTGACTCCATAGTGGAGGGTATCGTGCGTAATGGAGAACCTGGAGTCATCTGGATGGATACATCTAAGGCTTATGGAAGACTTGTGGATGCTCCGAACAACAAGGACTGGAGAGTCATGGGCTATAACCCTTGTGCTGAACAGTCTTTGGAGTCTTTCGAGATGTGTACTCTTGTGGAGACTTACTTGAACAGACATGACTCGCTTGAAGACTTCAAGAGAACTTTGAAGTTCGCTTATCTCTACGCTAAGACTGTGACTTTGCTTCCTACACACTGGGAAGAGACCAACGCCATCATGCAACGCAACAGGCGTATTGGAACCTCCATAAGTGGCGTGGCAAACTTTGCTGACAACAAGGGTCATCATGTGCTTCGTCAGTGGATGGATGAGGGCTATGCCACTGTCAAGGGCTATGACCAGACTTACAGTGAATGGCTTGGCATTCGTGAGAGCATCAAGATGACTACTGTAAAGCCTTCTGGAACTGTGTCTATCTTGGCTGGCGAAAGTCCAGGAGTTCACTGGACTTCTGGAGGTAAGTTCTTCAATCGTGCAATACGCTTTGCTAACAACGACCCTATGCTCCCGCTATTCAAGATGGCAAACTACACTGTGGAGCCAGCATCAGAGAGTCCTGACTCTACCTCAGTGGTATTCTTTCCTATCAAAACTGACGCTAAACGCTCCGAGAAGGAGGTCTCAGTTTTTGAAAAGATGGCTTTAGCCTCCACAGCACAACGCTACTGGAGCGATAACTCCGTAAGCGTTACTGTGACCTTTGATGTGGAGAAAGAGTCAGACCAGATTGGTACTGTTCTCCACATGTACGATGGTCAGATGAAGACTGTTTCGTTCTTGCCTATGGGAAACATGACTTACCCACAGATGCCTTACACGCAGATTACGGAGGAGGAGTACGATGCATACGCTATGAAACTCTTTCCAATCGACTTTGCTGGAGTCTATGGAGGTCTTGGTGTGGAGGCTATTGGTGAGGCTTACTGCACCACCGATGCCTGCGAAATCAAACTCATAAAAGACAACCAGTAACTTTTGGGTATAAAAAAAGCCCCATGACCAACAGGTCATGGGGCTCTTTTCTCATAGAAACTCATTGGCTATCTCGGATGCCTTTGAGGTCTGGTGTCGTAGACGATGCAGATAGCGTTCAGTGGTACTTATGCTTTGATGTCCAAGTCTTTCTTTGACTTCATGCACATCTATTCCTCCTTTGAGGAGCAAAGTTGCATTAGCGTGCCGTAAGTCGTGAGTCCTTGGAAACCAGTTTATGGAGGACTTGCCTATTGCTGACCTCCACATACGCCTCCATGTGTCCCTAGGGAGATGGTTGCTAGTGTTTGCGGAGGTCTTCTCCACATCCACAGTGCTTGCTATAAGGCTTTTGCTAAACAGCAAGTCCTTACGCTCCACACCATGGGCTTGTGCATGAGTCAGCAACTCCTTCATCAACTCCGCACTGACTACAACTAGCCTGCGATGTCCTGATTTGGTTGCTGGAATTACTTTGAACCTATCCCCATTGTTGGCTTTAGCCCCGAGGTCAGAGACCCTACGCTGGACATAAACCTCATTCGACTTCTCGTTGAGGTCTTTTAGTCTGACCTCCGTAGCCTCTCCATAACGACATCCAGTAAGTGCCAAGAACTTGGCGAATAATCTACTGGAGTCACTGGGTAGATGACTAAGGATGTCTTTGAACTCGTCAGGCTCCAGAACATTGCGAAGTTCATTGCTGTCGAGTTGTTTGATTTTGATTTTGTGTGTCGGGTTTGCATCTAGTTGGTCAGCCTCCACAAGGTCTTGCAGTGCGGAGCCTAATGCTGATTTGGCTTGGATGCGAGTAGCACTGCCTATGCCCTCTTGACGCAAAGTCTCCAGCATCTCACGCACATTAGCACGCTTGATGGAGTTTACTTTACGCCTGCCAAGCAAAGGCAGGACATGAGTCACTAAGACAGATTTGTAGTTCTTCTTAGTAATTGGCAGGAGGTCGGCTTTAGGGAGCCATGCCTTGATGTATTGCTCCAAGGTCATGGTTACCCTGTACGAACCCTGTACGCCCAGTTTCTCGGCTATTTGGGCTTGGTCTAATGCCTCTTCCCGACTGGCGAATGTGCCAGCCGAACATCGGTTACCTGCTTTGTCTTTGTAGTAACCAGTATGGCGTTCGCCACGACTAATCGTGTATGCCATGACGAACTCCCTTGGCTGGGTGTCTCCGCATCGACTGCTCTAGCAGAATGTTTTGTAGCACAAGTGCTTTGGTCTTACGCTCTTTACGCTTGCGAATAATGTTCTTTAGTTTAGTTAGCAACATTTAGGTGCTCCTCCATAAGTTTTTTGATGTGTATGGCTTTTTGTCTAGGGTCTTTCTTTATGGTAAGGCGTTCCTTTACAGTCGCCCCACCCCAGATGCCATACTGCTCTTTATCTTTTAGAGCCAGTTCTAAGCACCACATAACCTTTGGGCAACTAGCACATAGTGCTTTTGCCTGCTGGGTGCTCTTCCATGCGACAGATGTGTCTTCTGGATAGAATAACTCGGTTTTATCTTGGCAAGGTAATTGTTCCATTTTCAGTTTCTCCTATTGCTCTTCTTCTGATGTTTCCCAGATGTATTCGTACGAACTCGGTGCTGTACCAGTGTCCTCTGCCCATCCGAACTGCGAGTACCACTCGTAGTTTTTGACTAGCAGGGCTGTGCGGTGGCTAGAGGCGATTGCCTCAAACTTTGCCTTGTCTTTCATCCATCTAGGCTTAGGGGCTTTACTGGTCGTTTTACCAGTTGCTACACCCCTTGCATAAGTGTTGATGGCTTTGATTGCGATAGTACTTTTGTACCCTCGTCTAAACCATTCCGCAGTCATGGAGAGGATGTATTGGAGCAGTTCATGCTCGTGCCCACGCCACATCTTGACTGCTGGATGATTGACCCAGCCTTTAGGTGTGCGATGGTTACCCTCGGGGTCAAGTTCTAAGAGGGTCAGCATAATCTGCCAACCCTCCAGAGCCTGCTTGTTGAGACGCTTGTTGTCCAGTGTTCTGGCAACATCGCTCCAGTTGCTAGTTGTTGTCAGGAATGTCTGCATCGGGTTCCTCCAGTACTTCTAGTTGATGCTTGATGCTGTATGAGAATACAGTCAGAGCCAATCGACCCTCGAACTGCTGTAACTCGTCTTGCTGGGTAACTGTGTCCAATAAAGTGATAGCCCACTCTAACTGACTGTCCTGACCTTTTTGGTGCTCTTCCGAAAACTCGGATGGGCGTGTTATTGCATCAGAGCCCTTGTTCACATTGAGTTGGTTCCGCATGTAACGAAGACTCATTGAGAACGCTTTGAGGGTCTGTTGTCCGTTATAGTCTTTGGTCAGTTCGTCTACGATTAGACCATTGAGTACTGCGGTTGCCTCTTGTAGGGCGTGAAGTTGCCCTTGTTTGTAATCGCTATTCATTTACTGCCTCCAAATACTCTGCGATTTCTCTGAACAGTTCAGCAGTGGAGACACCAAGTCCCACTGCGATAGCCTCCATAATCCTAGAGGAGGGCTCCTTAGTCCCTCGCTCTATGTCAGACAAGTGTCCTATGGAGACATAAGAAGACAACTTACGGAGAGGCAGGTTCTGCTCCTGTCGTAGTCTTCTGATTGTGTCACCTATTGCATGCTTGAGTTCCATTAGTCTCCTCCTAAATCAGCGTTGTTTTCAACGCCACATTCTTCGCACTCAACTGGTACATCTTCACTACCTCTACCGACAACAACTGTGATGTCTTCGTTGTAGTGCTCGCACTTCCCGCATTCGAATGAAACAGTCGTTTCGACTTCATCATCCCAAGGCGTGGCTGTTCTCCAGCCATCGTAGCCTCCACCAATGTCATAACTCATTTGGTTTCCTTATCTTTTAGATGGCAATCACAGTTGATGCCAAAATAACTAAACTCAACACCACAGGTGTCGCAGACCTCAATCTCGCCACTCATTACTTCCAGTCCTCACCGATGGCAGTCATAAGTTCGTTAGGGCTCACCTTTAGAGCCTTGCACAGTTCAGCCATCGTGCCTGATGGCAGTTGGCGTTCCAGATGGAAGTACCTGCTAAGGCTTGACTTCTGCATCCCAGTTGCGATTGCGAACTGGGTTAGTGACTTGTGTCCTAGTTTCTTGTAGCGTGCTACGAACCAGTCCCATGTTGTTTCTGCTTGCTTGTTCATTAGTTATCCTCCTCTAAGGATGTGTTTGGGGTTTTCCATGCTGTTAGGTCATCAAGTATTCCAAGGTTCTCTTGGTCTCGTGTCCATCGTAAGAACTCTGCCTGCTCGTCTGCTGACCAGCCCTCAAAGAACTTTTTGACGATGGCAGAATAGCCATCCTGTTCGTCCCAGTACAGGTTTACATTTGCATTGTTGCCTTTGAACCTTAGTCCGATTGGTCGTTTCCATGCCTGCACTTCGTCAGCACTAACATGTGCGATGTCGATGTCTGGGTGTTCCTGTTCGTTGTTGCTCATTATTTCCTCCATGAGTATTTTTCTAGCCAAGCATCACGCTGGCTCTCTTCTGCGTTGTCCAGCCATTGCTGTTCAATCTTTGTTACTGTGTTGCGTTCTCCATAAGCCATGAGTTTTTGAAACCCACGACCTGCAAAGAACCCGATGATTAGTACCAGTAATGTAAAGCCATTGAACTCCATTAGTTTTCCTCCTTAGTGTGGAAACGCTTGTCTAGTAGTTCTGGAGCCAGTGTGGAGACAACTGTAATCAAGTTGCCAATCCTTACCAGCCTTGGGTCTTGCTCTTCATCAGGCAGTTCAGCGTTGTAGCCAACTGCGATGCCTGTGTCTTTGAACTCTTTTTCTATCTCGTCCATAAGAGCAGATAGTTCTTGGGCTAACTCTTCCATTAGTTCTCCTTTGTTTGATGGCACTCGCACTGACAAGTCCATGACTTGTCGTACCAAGTGATTGTGTGCTTACACTTATCGTGGGTTAGAGTTCGGCAGAACCCCGAGATGTATCGGGGCTCCGCCTGCTCCATAGCCATTAGTTCACTGCCCAACTCTTAGCAACTGCCAATAAAGACTTTGCTAGTTCTGGGTTGCTTGAAACTAAGTGGATTAGTTCTAGTGTTTGCTTTGGTCTTCGAGTCTGACTAGCGTAAGGTCTGACAGGGGCATCAAGTGGAACCCCACTTTTTACCCTGTTTCTGTCCCTAACTCTGTCCCTGACACACTGGCTACATCTTGTAGTGCCACCAGCGTGGTAACGAGAGTCATCACCAGTCATGTCATGCCCACGCTTGCACTGGGTAAGTCTAGGAGGCATTACTAGCCCTCCTCTTCTAGTTCTTCATGCAGGTGGTCTACATCAGTAAGACCGATAGCCTCCAGTTCAGCCTCGAATGCCTCGCAAGCCTTGCCAATAGCCTTGTGGATTTTCTCCCACGCTTTGGCTGGGTCACTAGCGTTGATGGTGCCCCAGAAGTTGATTGGTACAGTGTACTTCTCCATTAGTTCACCTCCTTAGTGTCCTCAAGGATGTTGATGACCTCCACGATGGATGGGTCAGTGTTGTTTGCGATGTCACCGAATGCATTGACCTGTTCGTCAGTCCATGTACCAACATCAGCAATCAGGATGTCTCCAGAACCCCATGAGCCATCATCTGCAACCCATAGTTTTTCCTTGATGACTTCATACTTAGTGCCGACCAACTGCTTTAGCATTAGGGTGTAAGCCATGTATGCTCCGTTAGCGTAGGCATAGTCCAAGTCCTCGGTCTCTGCCATGTCGCTTTCGAATGCATCTGCTTGCTTGTTTACCCATGCGATTAGTTCGTGATTACTCATTGTGTGCCTCCTAGGCGGTTGTTTATTGCTGATGTTACAGCGTGCATGGGTGAGGAGTTGAACCTCACCTGCGACCATCCATGCCCTCGCACAACTACTCTGCGAATTGTCCAAGCCAAGATGCGAACTTGACCAGTTTTGTTTCTGGGTGCTCAAGGATTGTAGCCAAGAGCACTGACAGATAGACGGAACTCATAAGCGTTGCTCCCACAAGTGGGTGCCCTACCTTAGCCATCTCTTCTCGCTCCACATCGCTGGTGAACTCGTAGATGCCCAGACTCTCCCTTGATAGGTCAGTCAGGTTCACCTCCTGCACCTCTGCGTTGTAGAGATTGGTTTTGTGATTGTAGGTCAGTACGACCTGTTTGCGTTTGTTACTCATTGCCATTCCTCTTCTTCTCGGAACTCGTTACGACATGACCAGCACATCGTGTATTGCGTTGCATCCTCTTCATCTTGAGTCTGCTCACATACAGGGCAGATGGCTACCATTTCGACAGAGTAACTTTTTCTGTCGAGCACTAGACCACCAGCCCCATTTATGTTTTTCAGGATTTTTAGTCGAGCGTCCTCCTTAGAGTCCGCAACTATTTCTCCATTACCCTCGTTTGTTTCAGTGAGGATGTATAGATACTTGGGCATTAGTGCTCCTTATCTGCCAAAGGCAACTGTTGATAGGTACTTGCTGGCAAAGGACTCTGCCTGCTCAGGTGTATCCACTTTCTCGTAGAAGTCCCATACGAAGTCGATTGCTCCATTAGACCTCCGTAGGTACAGTGACCAGCCTCCATTACCATTCCAACGGAGTTTTAGGTCAGGTCTTGCAAGGATTGTGTATGTTGTGTCCATTAGCCATCACCATCCTCTCCGAAACTAGCGGTAGTGTCTTCGACTGCCTCAATAACTTCCGCCCAAGTTTCGTCATCCCAAGTCTCGAGGCGGGTGATTGTGTATGTGTCTTCCATTAGTTGTCCTCCCAATCTCTCTTTGATGTTGCGAATGCCCAGATGGCAACTGCAACTGCTGATGTTAGGTAAACGCTCGCCACAATAATTGCGTTCACATAGAGGTTGAGCGTGTCACTGCCGTACACCTCGTACTCGAAGTAGTACCTCTGGGCTAGTACAAGTAAAGGCACTGCATTGAGTGCCAATACATTTGCTAGGGTGATTTTCATCGCAAAGTACTTCATTAGAACTCCTCCTCGTCATCTTCGTAGGTGTTGCCGATGGCTGATAGGTCTAGGACTCCGTTACCCACCACTTCGGTTGGCTCGTCCCAGTCGGTCTGTCCGTTCTTCCAGAACTTCTCGGACTCTGGCAGGTCATCCACATCGAACACTTCATCCATAAGTTCCTTAGCGTGCTCCAGAGAGTCCGCCTCGAACTGAACGATGTGTGTGGTTGTTTCGTATTGTCTGAATGTGTATTTCGGCATTAGTTGTTCTCCTTGTTTAGTTGGTCGTAGATTGGTTGTAGCAGTTGGTAGTACTCGTAGTCACCCTCGATGTTGTGAGCAAGTAAGCCCATCAACACTTCGGCTTGATGCGGTGTAACTGTGAGTGTGAGTGTGATTGACGCTGAAGGCGAAGTGTCTTCTTCTTCTTCATCGACCTCCACAGTGTCCTCCATAGCCCTGACTGGTGACTCCCAATCATGGTCTCCATTTATCCAGTCGTGAGCCTCTGTCTTGGTCTTGAATGTTGGTGCCCAGTTCACTGGTACCCATCCATAGCCCTCTCCATAGTTCACATAGACTCTCCATACTGTTTTACTCATTGCTGTCCTCCAGTCCTTTTGCATGTTTCCAATCATTTACCCAGTCGGCTAATTCTTCATTTGCAACTGCTAAGTTCACAATCCCAGTGTCATCAGGGTCGTTTTCCTGAATAAACTGTGCGAACTGTTCGTTAGTCAGGTCGAAAATGTCTGGTGTCCAGTATGCAACTAGCACTGGAGCATCAGGGTCGTGCTTGGATAGGTCAGCAATTAGGGCACCTATTGTGTATGGCTTACTCATTTGTTTCTCCTCCATTGGTTGTTGTTTCATTGGTTGCTTGTTGCTGTAAGTCGCAAAGGTCACATCCACAACCCTCGTCATCAGGGTCATCAGGGTCATAACCGACATGCTGGTCTAGTGGCAAGCATGATGGGTGATAGTTCCATCCCTCTGCATCACGAACCTCGCAGTCCAGATAGATTTGTGTATCACATTCGTCACAGTTGAACCCAGAGCATTCGGCACATCCCCAGCCAGTTTCAACTGGGAGTCTGTTTACGAACCTGCCAGAGCCGAACGCTGTGCTGTGACCACAGTACCAACAAGGGTCGATGACCTCCACAGGTTTCTCTGCCTCGTAGGTCTCAACCTTGTACAGGTCTTCGTCATGCGTAGGGCAGACTGCGTAGTAATCAGGAGAGACATCCTTGAATGAAACCTCTGTGTTGCAACGATTACAATAAGTAGCCATTAGTTTTCCTCTTCTATCTCTTGAATGATTGTGAACTCGAACTCGTCATTGTTCGGGTCGAATGCACGCTTGAACTCTGCCTCGTCTTGAAAGTAGAACCAGACACGCTGGTCGAAACTCTCGTCACTAGACATTTTCTCGTACAACTTAGGGTCGTTGAGGATGACTACCATGGCATCAGTATCGCCAGCCACTTCCTCGTCTTTCCAGATGTACTCTACCCATGTAACTCTCTCCATTAGTTCTCCTTTATTAGTTTGACTGGGATGATTGCGACTGCTCCTTTGGTTCCTGCTAGGAACCGAGCAACCTTTTTCAGGTTGCCTAGTGCAAGTTGTTCTGATGAATGGATGCTCCACACATCAAAGGGCTCCGTAGGAGCCTCTCTTGCCACGACTACATGGCTGATGGTTCTGCTGGTCTTGATGCTCTGGATAAGTTCTCCATGAATGCGTACTTCGTACTTCATGATTGCTCCTTGATTGGTTGGGGGGTGAGGGGGGCGTGTGCCCCCCTCTAGGGGTTCTAGGCGTTGTCAATACGATAGGTCAGTAGTTCTTCCAGCAACGACTCGTAAGCATCTAGGTTCATGCTCACAGTGCCATTTACAGTAGACCTGAACACTGCCTTGGATGGCTCTTTTTCACCAGCAGGTAATTTCCATCCATAGTCGATGTTCGAATAGATGCTCACTGACTCATTGGTACCGAACAGTTGTTTGTGACTCTCTCGCAACGACTCTTCTCTACGATTTTTAGCCTCCCTAAGTGCTGGCAGGACTAACTCCTCGTGGTCGTGTCTTCTCTGTTGCTCGGTTCGTTCCGCTTTTTCACGCTCGTCCATGGTGCTCCATGCAACCTCCACAGCAGACCAGAGACCCCAGATTTCTTTGGGTGATGCCAGAGCCATTATCTCCTGATTACTCTCGTTGATGTGTTTGACGAGGAACTTGAATGTCTTGGCACCCTGCGGTGATGGCACCAGCATGTCTGGATTGCTGGCGAGGTTGGCTGGTGTCTCCCAGCCATGGAATGTCTCTTGGTACTTGATGTGGCTCACCAGTTGCACCTTGATGACATCGTTCTTGCGACATCTCTCGATGCTCCTGCGAGATTGGTGTACATAACCTGACTGGGCTACTAAGTCATCGGTCAGGTTCAGTTTCAGAATGTCTTTTACTAGCATGATTGCTCCTTGATTGGTTGGTGTTGGTTAGTTAGTTGCATGGTCACTGAATAGGATGCCGATGGTGCACTCTTCACAGAGTTGTTTGAACCTGCTCATGTACACAGGGTCATTGGCAAGTTTGCGTTCAAGCGTGGCGGTGTTGGTGCAGGTCTTGCAGTCACATCTGCATGGAACAGTCACTCGTTTGGTAAAGATGTCCTTGATGTTCATAACGCTCCTAGGGTGTTTGGGGGTGTTTGGATGTTTGGATGTTTTGAGGAGGGGGGCTCCATAGCCCCCCTCCATAGGTGTTACTTGACGAGGTTCTTGGCGATTGCCACATCGACCAGCGTGCGACCCAGACCGAACAACTGGTCAGCCTTGGTAATCACTGCGGTAGCCTCTGCCTGATGGGCGTTGATTGCCTCGCCCTTGGCGATGCGGTCAGCCTCCCAACTTGATGTCGGGATGTACGCCAGTGCGGTCAGCACGCCACCCTCACGCAGGGTCTTGACAACCTCGTCACACTTGTCTGACTGGTTCCACTCACCATCGGTGATGAAGACTGCCAGTTTGACTGCACGAGCAGAGTTGGCAAGAACATCCTGTGCATACTTGAGGGCATGCAGTGGGTCAGTGCCACCTCCACAACCTCCATTGCGGAGGTCTTGAGTTGCCTTGTCACTGGCGTGGTACAGCACCTCGGTACTGCTACCAAAGGTAACGACTGTGCAGGATGCATCTACCTTGTCCAGTGCAGACTTGATGCCCCACATCGACTGGTAAGCCATGCCAATCTCGCCAGACATGGAGCCTGACTTGTCGAGCAAGATTACACATTCGATGTCCACTGCATCTTCACGACCCATGTCCCAGCGGTCGAACGCCTCTGACAAGTCCACATCTTCCTGCATGAACCTGTCGATGTTCAATCGACCAGCCTCGACCTCGGTCTCCCAGTTCGGGTCATACTGCACCTTGAGTTGCTCAAGGGCTCTACCGAACTCGTAGGCACCCTTGCGAGCATCCGCAGTGGTGGAGCCTGTTGTCCACTTTGAGTCACGAGGAGCCTCGGCACGATTGCCGACCAACTGCAACTCACCAGAGATGCGACTGATGTCATCAGCCAACTGGTCTCCATAGATGTCCAGCAGATTGTCCAGAGCATCCTTTAGGAGGTCTTGGGCAGACACTGGTGGAGACTGTGGAGCATCCTCCTTGCCAGCACCAGCACCATTGCCACCCTGCTTGTCAGGGTCAGTAGCATCTGCATCGTCATCGGAGTCAGAGTCACTGTCAGAGTCCTCGTCAGAGTCAGAGTCAGAGTCTTCACCCTCACCCTCACCAGTACCCTCGGTCTCACCCTCTGGGTCAGTGCCCTCACCCTCGGTCTCACCCTCTGGGTCAGTGCCCTCACCCTCGGTCTCACCCTCTGGGTCAGTGCCCTCTGGGTCAGTGCCCTCGCCCTCGCCATCCTCTGACTCCTCCTCGAAGTCATCGTCAGATGGGTCACCGAAGTCGAAGTCATCATCGGTCAGGTCAGCATCGTCCTTGTCATCCTCCAGAGGCTCCACATCGTCCTCGTCAGTGACTGGGGCATTCTCTGCCTTTTCCTTTGCCTTGTCCTGCTCTGACTTCTTGAGCGGTCTGCCAGTTGGTGTTGGCTCGTACTCACCCTTGCCACCACAACTGCCACCGAGGGTGCATCCACCCTTTGGGGTTTCGCCCTCGCCCTCGCCACCATTGCCACCCTCTGGCTCTTCGTTCACGCCTACCTCCTTGAGGATTTCAGCGTAACGCTTGATTAGAGGCTTGGCAGTCTCCACATCAGCAGGGCTGGTGAATGTCAAGGTGCGGTAACTGTCGATGACTGACTTGAGTTCAGCCACGAGGTCTTGTCTCTTGAACTTGTCTCGCAGGGTTCTGCGGATTTGAGCGTTCACGAACTTGCGACCACCGACCAGTGCATACTGGAGCGACCAGTCTGCTCTATCAGACAACAAGTGCTGGTAGATGGATGCCTTGAGCCATGGGACAGTGCTCGGGTACATTGCACTCCATAAGGTCTCTATACGCTGGTCTTCCAGCATGTTGAAGTACTTGTGGAGGTGGTTGTCCTTGACCCAGCGTGCGATGGCAGAGCCATTGCGAGGGGTGAACAAGATGTGACACAGTTCGTGAACCTGCAAGCCCTTGAACGATGCAACCTGCATCGGTGTGGTCAGGTCACCCAACTTGTCAGAGTTGAATGTGATTGTGTTGCTGGTGCTCCATGCTGGTGCCTCGTGGGTACCTGCTGGGATGACACGAGCCCTGATGGCTCGTTCAGCCATGATGACTGCATACTTCTCGGCAACCTGACCAGCACGAGCGTGTCGCTCCTGTGTGCGGTCGGTGTGCTTGATGTGCTCGGTCATTACGATGTTCACGCTCATTGAATTGCTCCTTGATTGGATTGGATTGAGTTGGTGGTGGAGGTAATGCAGAGGGGGGCACCACCAGAGCCCCCCTCCACAGTCTTACTGGACTGACTCTTGTGGAGCCAGTTTCTCGATGTCTGGGATGACGAACTCACCCAGAGCAACACCGAGGTCTTTGGCGATGCCATCAGCGTGGGTGTACACCGCATCGAGCACCGCTTGTCTCTCCTCGCCTGCTGGGTAGCAGTTCACGAGCATGCCGACTGCATAACTGAATGATGCAGGGGCTTGGCTCACGAAGTTGTTGAGCATGCGAGTTGTGAATGGTGTGTGCAGTCTCTTCTCGGAGTAGGCTCCACGCAACTTGGTCGCAAGGTCGAGGAGGTTCTCCGATGGGATGAAGTGTGCCTCAATCTTGCGGTCGTACTCGAACTCCCACTTGTGATTGAACCTCGACAGTAGAGCCTCGTCTTGGCTCTGGGTGCCTCGGTAACCTGTGTTCATGTCAGCCACGAGGATGCACTGTGGGTGCACCTTGATGACACGACCTAGTTCAGGCACATAGACCTCACGCTCCTCCAGCAAGCGGAGGAAGTACGAGGCTGACCTCGGACTCATGCGAGTCAGTTCGTTGAGGAGCACGACTGATGGTTGCTGGATGGCAGTCACCAGTTCACTGTGCCTCCATAGAGCCACGCCCTTGTCTCGGGTGGCTACGAACCTGCCGATGACCTCTGCGATGGTCGTGGCTGGCGTGCACTCGAACTGTACGAATGGCACACCACGCTTGTAAGCCTGCACACGAGCACTGGAGGTCTTGCCAGTGCCTGCACCTCCGTTGATGCAGATGGACTGGCTCAAGTTCTGTGCCAGTTGGTAGCCATCGTCTTCGGGCAGTCCATGCACTGTGCGACTGATGTAACTAAGGATGCCCTTGGTCGATGCAGTCGGGGTCTCTAGGGTCGCATACTCCTCATGGGTGGCGAGGTGTGACTGGACTGGTAGAGGCTTGCCAGATGCATCCAGTGAGTCCTCCAGAGGTGTCTTGGCACGCTCCGCAAGGAACTCCACAGCCTCCACATCCACAGTCGCAACTGGGGTCAGGGTGACCACATCTGGCACTGACATCGCCATGACATGACCTAGGTTGTTCACTACTGGGGCTGGCATGACTGCTGGAGCCACCACTGGGGTCACGCTCTGCATCGGCTTGATGGTGCCACGAACTGCACTGGCAGTCGCACCCTTGCCCTCCACTGCTCGCACCAGTTTCTGGAGCAAGGTGGTTGGCTTAGGCAGGTTGTCGAGGTCTCGCATGTCCGCATCGCTCACGAGCACATTGGCGTGACTACCGCCTCGGGTGTCGATGGCTTGGAAGTCAGCCTCGGTAATCTCCTGCCAGTCAGCACGAGCCCCGAAGACTTGTCGGGTGAAGTAGCGGTTCTTGGTCGGGTCAGCAAAGGCAACGAGCACAGTGTGACGGATGTGGTCAGGGTGGATGGTCTTGAAGATTGAGGTTACAGGTCTCATGGGTAATGCTCCTTGGGTTGGTGGTTGGTTGGTGGTTGGTCGGTGGTGCAGGGGGGTCGTGGGGGGGGGGTGGCCCCCC